TCATTACTATATTCTGATTCTTCATCTAATTCATCTACAAATACATAATTATCATTCATTTTAGTTGCACTATTACCTAAACTTCCTAAAACTACTTCAACTTCTTCTTCTGATAATTCTTCTTTAGCCTTAACACAATTAGGTCTTCTTTTGCCATCTATCATTTGCCAACCATCTTGTTTATATCCATCCCAACAAGGAGATTTTTTTAAACTTTCGTGATTATCACAAGGCATATACCAAATTTCTCCTCCTACTTCGTGTTCGTGTGAACCTCCACAACCTTGTTCCTTAGCGACTTTTTCTGCTTCCTCTTTTGTTTTATATGCTCTTTTACCATCAATTATTTTAAGACTAAACTTTTCCATCTCAACTCCTGTTTCTTCTTCAATATCTTCTTTATCTTGAATTGAAGTATCAACTTCTGTAAATTCTAATGGTTGTAACGTAATAAAGTATAGGTTTAAGGCAATATCATTATAAGCAAGTAATTTATCAAAGCAACCTATTAAAAGTTCTTGAAAAGGTCTTATAACCGTATTATCCATTAATAAAGATGCAGTTTTAATTTCATCAGCATTATTTCCTAATCCTGTTGAGTCTTTTATTCCTAATAGCATCGGAGAAACAACTCTATGAGCAACTAAAATTTTACTTTGACTTTCAGTTGATAAAAATTGATATTGATTATGAGCATCATTTAACTGAACAGGTGTTATTTCTGCCTGACTTTCTTTATTGTCATTAAAAGCAAGTATAAATTTACCTGCATTAGAACTTCCTGAAAACTTTTGCGCAATTCTTTGTTCTATTAATTCTCTTTGTTCTTGGTTAGGTGTACCATTATTAAAATTAATTAACATACTTGGTGCCAAACCATTCATTATATTGTTTAAATGGTAATTAGATATTTCTTCTTCTAACTCTGCATATTGTAATCCACCCTGATAATCAACAGGAGAGTAGTAATAAAATCCTGCTTTATAAGGTTTTATATAATATATCTCAATATTTTCTTTACTTGTTCCAAATGCAGGTATTCTTAAAGGTTTATCTGATGGTTTTATAGTTGTCCAATCATTCCAATAGTAATATCCTTTAATATCTCCATCTTCATTGGCTTTTTCTGCTCTTAAAGTCTCAATAGGAAAGTGTTCACAAATAGATATTTCTGTTCTTGACTTATTATAAACAACTTGAATAGCAGCTTGACCCATTAATTTTAAGTCATAACAAACTTTTTGCACCATTTCTGGCTTTAAAAGAGTTATCATTTGAGCGTACTCATTAGGTTTCTTGCTTGAATCAGTTGCATTTAAGCCTTTTCCGTAGATTTGCTGGCTTATTCCATTAATACAGGCGTTATTAGTCGGAGAACCATTATAACGGTCTATAAGGAACTGAAAATAATTATTATCAGCACCATATTGTACCCAATCTCTATTTTTAACTTCTAAAATTTCTGGAGAAGTATAAGTTGCTAAATTAACAAAACTAAATTCTGACCTGTTTTTTGCGTATCTACCTAAACTATCTCTATTTCTATTTTTTTTCATAATTAAAATACCTTATATGTATTGTCAAAGGAATTAAATGTTTTATATACATCCAAATTTAAATTGTAATATTCATCTTCCATTTGGTCTATTTCTTGGTCTGTACAGAATATTTTATCTCTAAATAAAGTTGTATCTGTTGTTCTATCTACGTTCCAAAAAGTGTTATCGTTTTCCCATAATTGGTAATTAGTATTCCAAAAATTATAATCTGAATAAAATCTAACATCATAAAAATGTCCTTCAATTAATATTGGATTAAATATTTTATTAAATGTTAAATAATTACCATTAGTAATAGCATTATTTATTTCATAAAATACAGAAATATTAGTACTATCATCTGTGATAGACATAGTGAATTGCTCTCCATATATTCTTGGAATAACTTTAAAAGTTTGAGCAGTATTAGAAGTATTAAATACAATCATTACCTATATAACGTATTAATTAAGTTATTTTGTAGAAATGTAAATGTAAAAAAAAAGCACCCCAAAGGATGCTTAATTTCAAATATATATTAGAATTATGCAGTTGGGTCAATTACATCTGCATCTATTGGAGTTAATAAAGCAGCACTACTTAAAAAATAAGGTGCAGTTTCTTCCATTCCTTCCATTACAATTGTAAATCCTGATAAATCTCCGGGTGCGGAACCTGTAACTGTAGTTCCTGATGTTAATTCCATTCCGTTTTCAAATCCACATAAAAATACGTTTCCGTAATAATCTTCAACTGCTACATAAGGTCTTCCAACTGCAACTACTTGAAGTTCATTTTGAGTTGCTGCATCTAAATATGTAAATGTTGCATTTAGTGTTTGTGTGTAAAAAGTTGTTCCATTTTCACGAGATGAAGTTACAGTTGTTTCTAAATTGGAATTTCCTTTAACGTCCCATTTTGTCCACCCTGATACTGAACCTGTGAATGCAGATACTTTTCCATCGGTAAAAGTTACACCTGTTAAACCACCAAAGTCAGCGAAATAAATTGTTTTTATTCCACCAAATGCTGATTTACAAGGTAAACTTCTTCCTGTTGATACTGTACAAGCCATAGTTATTTAATTTTTTTATAAATAAGGGTAAGTAAGTTTTATCCCACTTACCCTAATTTGAGTTAATATTAAGCGTATTCAACGATATCAGATGCAATTCCGAATTGAACTCCAGAAGTAAATCTCATTACCATTCTTACGTTGTTTGAACCATCTAAATCAACCATATCAAGAACTCTTATTTCTTGGTTGTTGTTTAGTAATCCTGTTCCAAAGTATAAATTTGAAACTTCAGCAGCATACATTTTATTATCTGACATACCTGGGCAAACAAAGATTTGAACTCCATCTACAGTTAAAGAACCATTGTTCCACCATTGAGTACCTTTGTTGTCAACCCCTGCGTTAGATGTTGCAGCAACACTAAATCCACCAAGTGCTTGAACATAAAATTTAGCTACTGAACTTGGAACATAAATTCTAAGTCCATCTTTTCCATATAAAGTATTTGGTATAGCAGCAACCACTTTTTGCAATTCAGCTATAACATTTGCAGCAGTTATTGCACCTGCAGCAATTTGTTGACCTGCTGGAATATCTCCTGCAGCAGCAGCAGCGGCAATAAGTTTTTCAAACCCATCAAAAGAATTGTTAGTTCCCGCAGCAGTATCTCCTTTCCAAATATTTAATTCAGTTGATTGCGAAACTTTAGCAGCAACGTGAGCAATTAAAAAGTCTGAGAATTTTGGAGGCAATCCTTGGCTTAATCCATATCCCATTTGTTGAGATTCCCAGTCATTTACAAAGTCTTTTTTACATAATTGTAAGTTAACTTGTAACTCAGTTGGTTGGATAATTCTTTCAGTTAATGTAATTGTTGACGTTGGGTCAAAATCACAAGATGCAGGTTGAACTAATGCACTTGTATCAAGTTGTTTGATTACTTCTTTGTAACCAATGTTATCTTTTACTGTTATTCCTCCATCATTAATTGTACTCGCAGTCAAAAGCGCAGCAGCGATATATTCTCCTGCAAATTCTCCAGCATAAGTAGTCGTGATATTAACAGTAGTTGCTAAATTTACTTTTTTTAAATTACTCATTTTTTTTTATTATTAATTATTATTTATTTATTTAATCTTGCTAAAACTCTATCTAATGCAGTTCCCATTCTATTTTGTGAATATAGAAAACCTTTAATTCTTTTAGATTCTTTTCCCTCAGGACTATGTTTAATTGGTTCTGCTGATGGTTGAGACAATTCTTCTTTCACTTTATCCTCTACCTCACTAAATTCTTCCTTAATAGTTCTTGATTTAGGTTGTCTTGAAACTTCTTCTTCCATTTCAACTTCTTCATCTTCCATTTTACTTTCTTTATCCCCTTTTAAATCAGCAATAGCATCTTCAAGATTTTTAATTCTTTTTTCCATACCTGCCCAATCTTCTACATCTGCTTCTTTACCATCATCTTCGTATTCGTGGTCTTTATCCTCTAAATCTTCGGTAATTTCTTCTCCATCTTCTCCCTCTTTTTCTGGAACTTCATCAGATACATCTCTCATATCTCCTATAATTCCTTCTTCCTCAACTACTAATAATCTTGAATCTTCAAGAATATATTCGCCAACAGGCATAGCAACTTTTTCATCATCTGTTTTGATAAAAATTTCTTTACCTTTTTCAAAAGATTCCGATTCAACAATAGTACCGTTTTCTAATTTCATTTCTTCAAGTTTTACTTCTATGTTTAGAAGTGTCTTGATTTGATTTAACATTTCAGTAGATTTCATAATTATTTATATAACGTGGTTTAATTTTAATTTTGTATTTTCAATTTATTCTTGTTATTGAACCTATACCTTGTGCCCATATAGAACCATCACAACATTCTCTTGAATAAGTATTTTCATCAGGACATAAACAAGCTCTTTGTCCTCCATTTTGAGAACTTCTTGCAGGAATATATCCGGGTGTTCCGGGTCCCCTATTTTTTTTTCTATTAATCGGCATTAAGTATTTCTTTTATAGATTCAAGTAATTTACTATTTTCAATTTCCATTTTTTCTTCAACTGACTCATTTGGACCTTCCATTTTATCAGCAAAATATCCTTCTATACTAAACCCTTTTACTTTATTTGTTTTAACGTATTCATTCCATACTTCATCATTGTTTACTTTTACAGTTCCCATCCAAGTTCCAACAGGTACATTCATATTATATAATCTGCTTTTATCTTTTTCTTTATCCTCAACTATCCAAGATTCAACTAATGTTAATCCACTTAATTCGTGTTGATGTTCTAATGTTGAATTATTTTGATTTCCATTTTTTAAATATAATTGAGATGCTTTAGATATTGTTTCTTTGCTAAAGTAAATATAATATTCTTCCTTTCCTGTTTTTCTGTATATTGGTTTATTTGGTACAAGTAAAGCACCCATTAATAATTTTTTATCAGCAGAGATTTCAGCAAGTTTTATTTCTTCGCTTTTAAGAGCAACAAAATCTTCTTCTATTGCAGGCGATTCTACTATACTTATTGCTTCAACTCCTGCATCTTCTTGTTCTTCATCTAAAATCAATTCTATAATTCTCATAATAATATAA